TAATTTGAGTGTGGTTCCGGTATAGGTAAATTTAAATTGTTGGTAACATTGACTTGGTGTAGCAGCAGTTTGCCAGCCTATCAATCGACGATAGCTTGCACGAGTTGTGTACTCTTTGACTGACCCTGAACTGATATCCAATGTTACACTGGCATTATCTACCACATATAAAAAAGTATCCTTGTACAAGTTGTTGACAAACACAATGTCGCCTACATTGTTGATATTTAGATACTGCAACGGAAATTGTAATATTGGATCAATTATGCTGGTGTCGCCTACTGCATAGCTGAATAACTTGCTGCCCACAAACGTAGAACTTTGATATTTTGACTGATCACCAAAGCTGTATCCATCAGTGCTGTAGATATTAAACAACGGGGCCTGCTGCACAGCAGTTTTTTGCTGTGCCTGAATCCAGGTGGTACCATCAAACCAAAATGTTACTCCTGGCGATGTTGTGCCATACAAACATACTGTGCATTGATCAACTAATACTTCTCCATCTTCTGCTAGCGTGAGGTTGATTATGGGTTGAGCGATCAACGGTGCCACAGTGTCTGGCACAATGAATGATACCACATAGATCTTATTTTTGACATTTTGATCTTGATCGGCTGCAAATATCACACGACTGCCATCTACCAGCGTGTATCCATCTATGGTGTATCCGGTGGATCCTTCCACATTGCTGAATGCATCTGACTGAGAAAAATCAATGATATCCACTGGGTCCTTGCCGTCGGTGCCCATGTTCCACAGTCTGATGTTGGGGCGGAATTGAATGATAGGACGCTTGGCTCGATAGTTGTTGTCAAACGTGGCTGTTGTATTGTTGTATTTTGCAGTAGCGTTGATAACATCTGTATGGAACCAGCGATTGCTGCGGCTCCAGGCATTGCGGTCTCGACTGGCGCGATTGATGGTGAGATAATCAGTTTGGCCAGGTTCTGTATAAATGGTGCTGTCGTTGGCATCGACCACGTACAATTCGGGTGTAGCAAAATTAGCAACAGGCAATAATTCAATGGCTGTTCCTACACCGCTCACATAGTATTCTAAATTGCTGACTGCAATGGCACGAGCATTGGCTGATCCTACTTGCAATGGATATGCGCCGCCGCCTTTTTGTAGGCTAATACTGAATTGAGTTCCGTTGGCTGCTAGACTTTGAACATAATATGTTCCTGGCGTTACTCCGCCGATGCTGTCAAGAAATATAATTTTTTCGCCAACATATAAATTCGCAGTAGATTCAGTGGTTAGATAGTTACTGCCTGATTGTGCAGCAGTAATGGTCAGATCAAGTGTGCCTGACGCATACGAAGCTGGGAACACACTACCGATGAATTTTACTTTGAGTCCATTGCTGAATACCACACCATTGGCGCTGGTATAAGATTTTTTACCTAATATAGCGTCGATATACAGCGTGGTATCTGCGGTTTGTTCTCTCAATCGTATGCGCCCAAAAATTTCTGGGTCTGTGCCATCTTGGTAATACAATGTGTCTTGTGCAGCAGTCAGCAAAGGAATTCTTTCAAATGTTCCATTGGCTTTTTTGTACCATTCGGTGTTGCTGTATTCGATTCCGTATCTGGCTTTGAACTTATTCAGTACTGGAATATCGGCCAGCTTGGATAGACTGATGTAGGTAAGCGCATCTATGGTCACGTATTTGATTTGCCACAGACTTGCTTCGGCCGCAGTGACTGATTCTGTGAATACCAAAGTTCGACCATTGAGATTTTTTGTGCCATCTATGCCGCCGTATGTGGCCAGGAACACATCCACCAGTTGATTGTCGACCTGATTGAATCCAAGATCGCATATTATATCAACTGGAGTAATCAATGCGCCGCTGGAATTCACACCAAATGGTGTTAATGAATAATAAAAACTTTGTGCAGTTTTCTGAGGAACATTGAATGTCACGGTGCCAAGATCAGTGCCATTGTTAGATATGCCCAGCACATCTCTCGAACTGATATTTGGTTGGCTTGGATCTTTTCCACTTACTCCCGGAAATGCTTGTATCCAAAATCCTGGGCCAGTTCCTTGGGTACCATCAACAATATTCAACGTGCCTTGCATGTTGAGCTGAGTTTGGCTGGCGTAATATAAAATATCCGGAGCGTCTTGAGGCACAGTGAATGTAACCAGGCCAGTACGAGCACCGTTTCTTGTGACGCCAGTGCTGTACACATCTTCAAGTCCAGTGACTGGTGCAGTCTTGATCCAGAAAGGAAAATCTCCGTTGAGAACCAAATTAAACACATAAGTGTTACCACGTGCCAGTGTGAGAGTTGGATTTCGTAATCCATCTAGTAGATAAGCTGAAATGCCAGAATTGGTCACCCGATAATTTGCAGTTTCTTTGTTGTTCTGCGCTATTTGAAAAGTATAGTTTCCGCCGCGTACTAGATCAATCACAGGATCCGTGCCTGCTACTCCTGAGAATGTGTAAACTCCATTTTCTCGGGTGACAACAAAATTGTCGCTGGTGGGAATGGTAGACGCTGCCACATCTACTGCATCAGGACCTGCTGGCAACCAAAAATATTGACTGAAATTTACAAATGAATCAAAATCTACAAACGGATCCCAGCTGTAGTATTCGCTTTGATACAGTCTGTCTGGACGTGAGCCATCGCCGCCACTGAATGACACAGCATCATTGATTCCAGGATAAGTGATGGCATTTTTAATGGTGTTGGTGTCAGGCACCAGGCTGATCACACCAGGCTCCAATTGATAATCTCTTCTGACTGCGGTTGATTCTACTACATACTTGTCGTTGGGATTGATCCCAGGACCCACAGTACGTCCAATAAATCCTTGTGTTTTTTTAAACTTGGGTTCCTGTGTGAGTTGATCCAGTGTGGCAGCCAAAAACTGTTTGTTGGTTTCAGTTTGAAATATTTGTGGGAGAAAATCTACTGATCGTGCGGTTGCCATTAAATTACTCCACTGCCTGGCGCTGTGCGTAGATTGGTACTGGTAAGTGCATCAATCACTTCAATATTATCTATAGTAGCTGCATTAACAAATAACTCATTTGGTGCTGATCTTACTTCATACAGGTCACCAAAATATTTTTGTGAGTTCAATGGCACCAATACCACCGAACTGATAATAGTTCCCAGCACACGATGCAAGTATGCTGCCAATTCAGAGAAGTAAAAAGTATCTCCAAAATTCCATTTGTCAATGCTAAAATAGTTGTTTGTTTCTGCTACTACAGAACTTTTGATTTCGCTGACACTGGCTGTGGAGTTGGCTGCACGTATCACTTTGATAGTGGCACGTAATTCAGACGCTGCTTTCATGCCAAACAATGGCTTGAAAGTCACAGGATTTAAAATAATATTGTCGCTGATCATTTTGTAGTTTTGCAATCCTTGGTATGCAGTGTTGAGTTCATCTATAGTAGGAACATTTGGTTTGGGCACAGTGCCTGTGGTGTCTCTAATCCAATTCTGATAGGCAGTATAGTAAGACTGTGGTACCACATACAGGTCAATGATATTGGTAGTTCCTGGATCTATTCTGTTGGTCAATGGAGAGTTGTGACGGTACTGATAGTACAAACTTTGTCGGCCAACTCGAGCTATCCATCCAGAAACAGATACTAAAGTACGTACTCCGGTGACCGATACGCTGAGTTCATAAAATGCCGCTTGATCGTAGGCATAAAATACTTGTCCCGGAGACCATTCACTCTTGACCAATTCAATGTCATCTATGGTTGCGTAGTCAGAATTCACACGACCTTGTTCTACCAACAGATAACGTTGTAAATTATCAAAATCCACAGTTTGTTGTAGGAATACAAATTTCTGATTGGCGTTGACCGTGGGTGCGACAATTTCTGTAAAAAAGTCTGGGTTGTCAGGAATGCCGTCACTGTCGGCATCTCTGTAGCTGACCAGCACTTGGAAATCATCAACATACCCGTCACTTTCCACAGGTTGTCCAATGATGGTAACAGGAACGTCGCCGGGCAAATGATCAGTGGAATCTGGCTGAGTATTGACTGCCAGCATGTTGACGTAGTCTTTGATCACTGTGCCTGTGCGGCTGTCGTAAATTTGCTGCCCTTCATAGAAGAAAAATCTTGTTTGCAGCACAGATCCAAAATTGTATTGTAGCCCACGGAATGTGATAGTGTAGCTTTGATTCACTGTGACAAATTGTACTAGCCAACTGGCGTCTGAGTTTACTCCGTCTTTGTTGCCGGCAATACCCGGAACAGTCTGGCTCCATGCAGAATTTTGATCCAAATTGGTGCTGGTAATCAAGTACCAGGCATATGGTGTTCCTGTCACTGAGCCGTCGTTGTCGTAGCCCAGTCCAAAATTTCGATACAACACAATTTGTTCGCTGATGGCCGCTTCTAGATCCAGTGGCAAATCAGTAACAAACAACGGAATAATCGTGTCAACAATAGCACCTGTAGGGACAAAATTGTTCAACGACACAGGGCCTGCGCCTGACGGCAAATTACCCAGGCCACCATTGTATCCGTCGCCAATCACTTGTAGTGGACTGGCCCAGATTTCTAGTTTTTCATCCGACCGTGAAGGTGATCCTTGCACCAGTCGATTGTTGCGATCAAAGTAGTATCCAGTGGGCGAAACAAATTTGATCAACGCACCCGGTGTGACAAAGTAAAAAGGATTGGTAATACCCACAACATTGCCCACTGGTATGGGGGTGCCGCTGGGCCAGGCGCTGGTCACAGTGCTGTTGCGAAAGAAACCTGTGGTCTGATTGGCCAGTGTAGTGCTTTGATGCCAGGTGCTTGCTGCTGTGACACCAGTGTTGACTGACTGTCTTGGAAAATTTGCATAATAAAATTGTTTCGCAATAGGCGCAAGCAACTGCGGCTGAACTTGATTTGTAATGACATCTGCAATTTCATTCCTGGTGTTCCAGGTAAACAGTATTGTAGGCAATATGTTCTGTTCCCACAGGCCGCCATCGCTGCCAAATGTGTTGGTGCTGCTGTATTTGCCAGTGTTGTCCACTAGGTCAAGATAACGACTGGTTCCGATGCTGGCACGGTTTAGGGCTTTGCTTTTGAGAATAGAGTTGTACTGAGTGTATGGAAATAGATTGTAATCTTCTCCATTGACCATTCTGTTTTG